GTGACTTTGTAAGATACGGAACCGGATTCTATGAGATCGCCAAACTAATAGAGCCAAAGCAACTCTTTGGCCAGATCGAACACAGGTTTGAGATAACCGCTATGTGTATCGATGCAAGACAAGGATTGTTCGATGGCAGTTGAAACCGATGGTTATGCAATACAGGGTTCCTCATTAGAGAATATTGATGTTGGATTTTACGAGTATGTTGACGAGACACTAAACCTTCATGTAACATCGAATGGTGGCTTTAAAAAAGTGCCTGTTACTTGGTTAGCCTCAGAACGAGCATTCCAAATTAAGAATGATGTGACCCTAAGAGACGCTAGTGGTCATCTCAAGCTCCCTCTAATAACAATTGATCGAGGATCAATAACAAAAGATCCATCCTTCAAAGGTGCCTATCAAGCACATAACCAACTGCCTTCCTCGGGACCCCGAGGATACAAAAATAATTCTTATCTTGTTGGCAGAAAGATTAAATCCGTGAAGTCTTCTGAATTTATGGAAAATGATTTGAATGAAAAAACCTTGGGCGCTAACAATAATGGATATACAACAACGAAGAAGATTGTATACGAAGAAGTTTATATGCCAATTCCTGTATATATATCTGTGCCTTATTCCATAAATATACGAACAGAATATCAGCAGCAAATGAACCAATTAATTATTCCATTTATCACAGGAACAGGTCAAATCAATTCATTTGTATTTGAGAAGGGTGGATATCGCTATGAAGCATTCATTCAACAAGACTTCGGCCAAGAGAACAATGCTAACAATCTTGGAGAAGATGAGAGATACTTTACGACCAAGATTGATGTGAAAGTATTAGGCTATGTTCACGGCGAAGGAGTCAACGATCCAAAGCCCATAGTTGTAACCAAAGAGAATATTGTTGAGGTCAAGTTAGTAGGGGAAAGATTAGTCAAAAATATTAGCGACGACAAGAATTTTGTTTAGTTGGGTTATTGACTATTTAAATAACTATTTACTACGAATAACATTAAATTATAGGAGATATTTTAATGGCTGTTAAATTTGATTTTTTGTCTCCCGGTGTCAACATTAGAGAGATTGACAACTCGGTACTCCCTGCTGAAGCAATTGCCGCAGGACCTATTTTGATTGGTCGCACAAGACGCGGACCAGCAATGCAACCTGTTAGAGTTAGATCATACGAAGATTTCGTTGATGTTTTCGGAGCACCCGTTTTGGGATCCGCTGGCGGTAATGCAGATATTTGGCGAGCAGGCTTTGAACAAGGCCCACAATATGCTGCCTTAGCAGCCCAAGCACACTTGGCCTCAGATACCACTCCTATTACATTTGTAAGATTACTTGGTGATGAAAATCTCAACAACCCATTCGGCGCAACCGATGTAAAGCCCGGATGGTCTCTTTCTGGTTCAGGACCAAATGTTGACTCAACATCAAACTCAACTGCATATGGTCTGTTTCTTGTAAACTCAGCTTCTGCCGCTAGTAATCCAACTGGTTGTTTAGCAGCAGTATTTTATGTAGATTCTGGTTATATGACTCTTTCCGGAACAATTGCCGGATCTACTTCATTAACATCTTCTGCTGGTACATTGATAAAATCCCAAGGTAGTAGTAAAGAATTCAAAGCTGCTATCTATAGTACTGTTTTAGGAACTAAACTTGATGAAATCTCTTTCAACTTTGATCGCGATGACAACTCAAAATATATTAGAAGCCAATTTAATACAAACCCTGTAATGACTAACGGCACAATCGTCGAAGATACTAAGACTTACTGGCTTGGTGAAACATTTGAGCGCATGGTTGCTGATACGGTTTCTAATTCTGATGAAGGCACAGTTCTAGGTATTCTCTTACCTCTTATGAGCAGTTCTGCTAACTGGGCAGATCATCAAGAACCACATCAACCCGCTCAATCTGGTTGGGTTATTGCCCAAGACCAAGGCGCAGCCCCTGATTTTAATCCCATTTCTTCAAACCAAAAGCTTTTTCGCCTTGTTTCATTGCATGGCGGTGATAACCTTCAAAAGCAAACCATGGTTGGTATCAGTAATATTACATTACCGAATGATACCGCATTAAATAATTTTGCTACTTTTACTGTCGAGGTCATGGATCTTGCTGGAAATATTCTAGAAGAGTTCAGAGGAGTTAATTTGAACCCCAACTCTGATAGTTACATTGTAAAGAGAATCGGAGATACTAAGGCAACTTGGTCTGACACCGAGAAAAAATATGATTACCTAGGTTCAGAACCTAACCAATCAAATTACTTCCGAGTTGAGGTTAGCGGTCTTGTAGAGGCCGGTAGTGCTCAAGGGCTTATGCCGTTTGGTTTCCTCGGCCCCGTTCGTCCAAAAGGCTTTACACTAATAGAAGATGCTTTAGGAGCACAAACATTCGGAGCAACTGCTTCTGGATCTGCTTCTGGGTTTGCTGGTGCCTTTGTTCAAGCAAAAGCCGACATTCCTTATGCTGGTGGAGATGCTACTACTTTTGCCGCTCTTCCAACAAGTTTTACAGGCTCTTTCCGTTTTCCACAAATCGCCCTTCGCGGTGCTGGATCTGAAGGCAACCCAACTGATGAATACGATGTTTATTATGGTATTCGCCCAATGCAAGCTAGCGACAACTCTAGAGTTGATGATGGTTATGTTGACTATGTAAGAAGATTGACCTCTGATGCTAACAATTATGTTCCCGGTACGGATTACGAATATTCATTCGCATTCTCAATGGATGATTTGGTTGTTGTAACTGGTACAAGAACCGTAACCTATACTTCTGGTTCTCGTGTTGCTGGAACTTCAAGAACAGCGACAAATTCCGCAGATAATCTTATAACCACACTTGGTATAGAACAATTTGTTATGCCAATCTGGGGTGGTTTCGAAGGACTAGATGTTACTGAGAAGGAACCATTTAGAAATACTCTTCTAGCCGAAGGTTCAGCCACCGATAATTATGGTATATACTCTATGGTTAAAGCGGTTGACTCGATCAGAAACTCTGAACAAATAATTGCTAACTCGCTATCAATTCCCGGTGTTACTAACACGACGATTACTAATAAAGTTATCTCAATGTGTGAAGACAGAAAAGATCTTCTTGGAATTATTGATTTAGAACATGGCTACACTCCAATAACTGAAGGAACAACCGCCATAGTTGGCACCGTTAGTTCTACCATTTCAACTGCTAGAACAAGAAAGCTTAATTCAAGTTATGCTTGTACATATTATCCATGGGTTCAAATTGCAGCAAATACAGGTGTAGATTCCGGAAAACTCTGGGCTCCTCCTTCTGTTGCTGCTATCGGTGCTTTCGCAAGCTCACAAAGACAATCAGAACTTTGGTTTGCTCCTGCTGGTTTCACTCGCGGAGGCCTTAATCCTCTCGGTGGTGTTGGCGGACCCGGAGTTGTAAATGTTGATGGAACACTCACAGCAAAAGATAGAGATAAGTTATACCAAATCAATATCAACCCAATTGCTTCATTCCCCGGCGAAGGAATCGTTGTCTTCGGACAGAAGACACTTCAAGCAACACCTTCTGCTCTCGACAGGATCAATGTTAGAAGATTGTTAATTTACCTCAAAGGTGAACTTTCAAGAATTTCTCGTTCTCTTCTCTTTGAGCCAAATGTTACAGCAACATGGTTATCTTTCAAGACCCAAGCAGATCAAGTTCTGTCAGAGGTCAAAGCTAACTTTGGTGTAACTGATTATAAAATTGTTCTAGATGAGAACACAACTACTGCTGACCTTATTGATAGAAATATTCTATACGCTAAGGTCTTCATTAAACCGACCAGAGCAATTGAATACATCGTTGTAGACTTAATTGTTACCAATACTGGTGCAGAATTTGTATAACAGCATAATTAATATATAGGAGATTAATTCAATGGCTTTTTGGTCCGAACAATATAACGCACAAGCAAAAGATCCCAAAAGAGGATTTAGGTTTGTAATTCGATTCCTTGGTCTAGGTGGACCAGACATCGTTTGGTTTGCAAAGAAAGTTGCAAAACCATCTTACACTGTCACAGAGGCAAAGCACTCTTACCTTAATCATAATTTTTACTTTCCCGGTC